AAAACTGGATTGTATGGTCTCTCATAAAAATTAGTTAAAACAAGATTTTTTACACTTTGTTTTACTGCTTCACGATTTACCAAAGCCTTGACATTACCAGTAACTGGATGAGCAGTAAACTTTAAAGGTATATCTTTAAATACTGGTTCTTTAAGTTCGGGCATGTTATTTCTCTTTTGTTTTTATTATTTATATTGCTTTAATACCCCAATTGCCTAACCACTCACCGTCTGGCTTTGGACAAAAACTTTTTTTGGCCTGTTCTATAGAAACAGAATACGTCCCATCTGAATTTTTTGTGGCCTGTGTTAAATTCGATTCTCCATTTGCTTTCAAAAATTTAACACAATTCTGCAATCTAAGAGTATATGCATCTACAAATTCTTGCGATGGTGCTGATGAAGGATTTGCTATTATTGTGTTTAAAACTTCTTTTGAGTTTATAGCAAATACTATCACGTTAGTATACACCCAAGCTTCAAGTTCTAATTGAGTAGAGTATCCTTTTGGTTTCCAAAAGTAACCACTACCATCAGGTGCTTGTGTTTTGATAAATGTTTTCTTCAATGTTGAATTCGTAATTGGAATAGTCAACTCATTATATAAGCTGTTAATTTCTACAGTAGTTGTTTCTGGTGGTGTGGCTGGTACCGAATTTGTTGCAGGTGGAGTCAGAGTTTGTGTCTTGGTTTTAACTTCAGAAGTCACAGGACTTCTGCTATTGCTTTTAATCGTAACAGGGATAACTTCTGATACCAATTTTGGTATGGGTGGAGTTGGAAGTTTAATTGCATCAACTGTTGGAACTGATGCAGGAACTCCTTTAGTGATAGCCGTATATACCGTTTCACCTGCTTTGTTTATCGACGATTCAACATCAATATTTGGAACGCCTGAACAAATATTGAAATTGGGTAATGATATTTGTGATATCAAACCATCCAAGTCTAAAGTAGGAATATTGCCAAACAGTTCCTCTATTCTAGCCAATTGCAATGCATATTGCACTGGATCATTAGCAAATGAAAGAAGTGTATTAATTTCATTTTGCAGATTTGGTAATTCTATTTTTACGTCTGGTATTAGAGATTCCAATTGACCCAAAGCTGCTGTCAATTTTGAAGATACTGAAGATATATCACCGATTCCTGATGCAAGATTGGCAATTGCCTTTTCTATTTCTTTTTGGGCTGCATCTAAATTGATGATTTTTAAATCTAATCCGCATAAATCTAAATTAGCCATTACGTATTATCCGTAGTTGAATTGTTGGTGTCAGCTGCACCAGTTCTTCCTGTAGGCCCAGCAGCATTAGTATGATCAACCTTATCATTTGCAATCCACGTATAAGTATCTGCGCCAATGTGCTCGTATTTGTCAGCATCAAACCTCATATGAGAATCGCCATTGAAGTCCATAACCGATTTGCCATTAAACTGTTGTGTAGACGTTGATTGGAATGTTTCTGTTGCAGCGCCAACAGATTTATGATTGTAAGTTTCACCATTCTCTACTTTCATGTTCTTTCCAACACCGATAGTGGTATTGGCTAATGACGCCATTCTCAGATTTACCATTACCGTTTTTGTTTCATTCTTTTTAATTGTGGTTTTCTTATCCTTACCTATGGTTTCGGTATACGTTGAATCGACAATTGACCGACGGTCTTTACTTACTCGTTCGTTTTTATTCCCATTTATCTGTGTTGACTCATCGGACATTACCTCTTTAAGATCGTTGCCTTGAATTTTGGTTACACGATCTCCACGAACTGTAACATATTGATTTCCATCAACTTCTGTATAATGATCGCCTTGTACATATAGTTTGCAATTACCAACAACCGTAATATTTTGTGAACCTCGAATGTAGATATTCTCATCACTGATAACTACTTCGTAATTTTTGCCCACGACTTTATGAACGCGAGTTCCATCCGGTTGAATTTCTTCAAATGAACCTGCTGTGTGGTATTTGTGCAATCTTTCTGCACCAGGCGAATCATCCACTTCAAACACATGACCAGATTCAGAATTATACACGTGATTGTAAGGATACCCCGAGGATGCTACACCATCAGGAAAAATGTTTTTTGTTTCTCCACCATATCTTGGGTTTGGTTCCTCCCAATACTGAATACTATCTTCACCATCTTTTTCAGCATACGTTGCATCTGAATATCTATCGGTTTTTACTGACGATACTTCTGGTGCCGATGCTGTAGGTATTTTACCTAGGCTATCTTTTGCTTTTCGTTTTGATATTAAGGTTTCGTCTTCTTCAGCATTATTTTTTGCAAGTGTTGGGGTATCGGCTTGAAGAAAGGAATCTTTTGTTGGATATGTTCCAGTAGGATCAAAAAATCCAATATCACCAGAATCAGGTCTTACAGTAGGTATTCCTGCAATTGATCCCATGATAATTGGGCGTTGAGCTTCTTTGCCGTCAGCAAAGAAACCAATGACCCAGGTTCCTTCAACTAAACCTGTAGCACTTTTGCCAATACCACTTATAGCTGCAGACGTAATATCTTGTATTGGTTGTGCCCATGGCAGATCTTCCGTTGGAATATCTTTTTTATTGTCAGTGTGCCAACCATAACAACGTACTCGCACACGACCAAGTTGTAGAGGGTCAGCACGATCCTCTACAACTCCATACCACCATACAAATTCTTCACCTAAGTTTTTCATTCTTCATCATCCGTTGTCGGTTTATAATCAATTTCTTTAGTTTGTGTCGCATACGTATCTTTCACACACTCAAGAACTGTAAAGTAGATATTATCAACTTTCTGATGTGTGTGCCTTACTGCTGTAACAAAGAATCTTTTATCATACATTCTTGAAATCTTCTTCATATATTCTTCGTTTTGCGAAGCCTCTGGAATATGTAGATTTACAACATCGCCAATTTGTATATCACTATTACCTGGTATTACAACACTCAATCTAATATTCGATAATTGTATTCTAGAAGCTACGTCATATTTTAATGTATTGTGTAGAACTCTAGGATTTCTTATTTGAGTATCAGTATCAATCGCTTTATTTAAATAATCTTGTTTATTATAATTTTCTCCGATATTTGAAATTGTATAATATGTTATAGAATTATCACTATCTTTATTCAATGATGATTTTTTTGACACATAGTAATCGCTACCAAAGTTTTTTCTTAATACTAAATTATCTCCATCAAAATCGTGATCTTCTAAATGAGCAATATTTTTCATCTCATCCTTATATAAAAATTTATCTTGTTTAAATCTTTTTGTGATAGGATCAATTGTTTCAACTGTGTGAGAATACAAACCTTGATGAGTTTTTTTCATAACATCAAGTCTATCTAATATTTCAAGTGAACTTATATTTTGATATTCATGAATTACATCATCACCTTCATTTTTCTTTTCTGTTGCTGCATCAGCGAGATAGAAATCATCAAAAGGTTTTGCGTATAACATACTATCAATTGTTTTAAAATACCAGCCATCTTGTCTCTCGAAAAAGATATAGTTTGGAGTGATTGTCTGTTGAGTTGATATATCTGGTATACTTTCTTGACCAACATAATCAATTGCTTCAAATGGTTTGATGCCTGGAAAAACAATTGACTGACGATTTGAAGATGCTTGTGTATTGATGATATTTTTCTTTTTAATTCTAGAATGATCATCAACAGATGGTTTAAGATAGCCCTCATAAATTGCATTTACAATCTTGTCACCTGTAAGATCGACAAATGATTTGTTAACAGATTTTCTTAAATTATCAAATACTTCTTGACTGATTGCATGAATAGCATAAGTCTCGCCTCTTTGTGTTGATCTATCAAGATCAGAAATTTTATATACTCGGAATACATACTCTCTCATTTTTTCAAATGATGGTGTTTTAAACGCTATATGGATGGTTTCATCACCAACAATAGGAATAAAATTGATTAATGAGTTTGTATCAGAAACAATAAGCTCACACTTTGTTCCCTTAATGAACAAATTATGATAGATATTAAATTCTATAACGATGGCTCTAAGATCAATATAGTTTCCATCAGCATTAATAAGAGTAATACTTTCAATTTCAACATCATTGACTTTATAACCAAGATTGGTGGCTGGCATTATCTAAAGACTCTTTCTACTTCTGTCAACAAATTACCAAGGTAGTTTGATTTTAATATTTTTATATTTCTTTTTTTATCATTCAATCTTTGTTCATAATCATACTTAGATACTTCTCTTTTTTCATTTACTGATAATCCAGCATATGTTTCAGCATCAACATTTAATACTTTTTCTGACACAATAGTACCGTCATACAATGTTTGTTGTGATTGATATATCCATTCATAACTATGAACTGTGTTTAATGCAGTTTCGATTGAACCATATTTGTTTTTTAAATAATTTATAAAATCTTGATAGTCTAATGGCCAATCATAAAGAGGATCTATAATATCGTTAGTAAGAAATAAAACCCAATCAAGTGTTTCATCACCATAATATTTGTGGGCAATAAACTGAGCACTTTGACCTTCTTTTATATCATATGTGTAGTATAATGCAGTTTTATTTTTTAGAGCATTTAGTATTTTAAAACGAACTAAAGGATTCTGAATAACCCTCGTGTTACCATCTTTTAATAGATCATAAGAGATCGTTGGAAAGTATTTAAAGAAATGTGACATTATCTGTTATAATCCTTAATTTCTTTCTTGGTAATAATCGAGACTTCTTGGAAACTGCCAGTAATTGTTACTGAAAGTGGAGCCTTTTCTGTACCATCAACTACGGTATACAACGGTTGCCCTTCAGAATGATAGTTAACTTCAAACGATGTACACACAGATGGACCAATATTATATAAAAACTTATCATAGTGAAAATCAATATCAAACTGCTCTGGATAATCAAAAAAATGTTTTAATTTGGCGTCTTTATTGGGCGCAGAATGATATTTAAATGCATAAATGATTTTTTTAATAATATATGTTTCTTTAGGATTTCTTGCTACAAGTTTCCAAGAAAACTGATGAGTTCTAAATTGTGGTGAATCGTACAACATTGCCATATAAGGATTTCGTGCAACACCGGCACCAGCAATAGCACCTTTCAGTGCTTTACCTGCAGCTGCGCCAATAATACCAGCGCCAATACCACCAACTGCGGCGCCAACTGCGCCAGCTACACCTTCTTCTGCTCCTTGAAGAGCATAATAAACACCTGCGTCAACAACATCTTTTCTTGCAACATTTGCCATTGTATCAATAATGCCTTTAACTCCGCCACTAAGACCAGCAGCTCCAAGGGAAGCGCCAGCCATACCTGCCACACCCAAACCTTCAGCATTATATGTTTGACCATATTGTGTTTGTAAGTTTAAAGGCATTGGTAAAAATATTCTTAACTTATCTTGACTAATTGGAAAGTCATCCTGTTTACGTAAAACAGGAGCGTTTACTCTGAAACACATCCAATGATCAATTTCAACTAAATTTTTTGGATATATTAAACTTTTTTCACCTGCTGCTAAAGCTGCTTCTAATTCATCTTTTGGAGTTATATCGTCAAATCCCCAATCGTCAAAATTTTCCTCTGCCATCGAATAAATATCCTTATACAACGGGTTTTGATTATTTATAATGAAATACGATCAAGGAAGATTTAAACCCAGAAACCCAAACAAGTACAAAGGAGACCCAACCAATATTATTTACAGAAGTGGTTGGGAACGGAAGTTTGCGAACTGGTGTGATCTAAATGAGGCTGTCATACAGTGGCAGTCAGAGGAATTTTTTATTCCATACAAAAACCCAATTGATGGCAAGTACCATCGATATTTTCCAGATTTTCTTGTCAAGATAAAAACCGCTGAAGGTGTTTTGGAAACTTGGGTGGTTGAAATTAAACCAATGAATCAAGTCAAGGAACCAAAAATACAAACTCGAAAAACAAAAAAATATATCACAGAAGTCAAGACATATGCAATCAATCGGTACAAATGGGATTATGCTTTGGAATGGTGTAAAGATAGAGGCTACAAGTTCATTATACTTACAGAAAAAGAATTGAATATTTAATATAAATAATGAAAAGGAGTTTGACTTGGTAGCATATATCTTTGATAAAATTCTAACACAAGGCGTGAGAGCAGGGCAAATACCAGCGCGTACTGATGCCTCTCGTAGTTGGTTTAGAGATAAAGCAGCTGGTACTAAAATTACGCCAAACAGGATAGTTGCTACTGCTGCACAAAGAGAAGGTGGATCTGCCGCACTAAGTAGAATGATACCTGGACAAAATGGTATTGGTAGAATGTATATGTTTTTTTATGATCCAAAACATAAACAAACTCTACCATACTATGATAGATTTCCTCTTATCTTTAAAGTCAAAGATGTAGAGGGTGGTTTTATTGGTTTAAACTTACATTATTTACCACCAGTGTTACGCGCAAAACTAATGGATGCATTGTATAGCATAGCGAGTGATACAAGATATGATGAGAATACAAAAATAAAATTGAGTTATGATATATTAAAAGCATCAGCAAAATACAAATGGTTTAAACCAACATTGAAAAAGTATTTAAACAACCATGTACGATCCAGATTTATTCTTGTTGATTCAGTTGAATGGGACATGGCATTATTCTTACCAACAGAAAGATTTGCTAAATCAAATAAACAAAGAGTCTGGAAAGACAGCAGGGCACTAATCTAATGGCATTTAACGTCAATCAATTCCAAGCAGAGATGACCAAAAACGGAATCGCTAAGACAAGCGATTTCGAAGTTGAGATTACAGGAGCACCAGTATCTGGTAATGTTCTTGAACCAAGTCAATTATCTCTTGGTTCGATTCTCTCAAATCCAGTTGGTACTGTTACCAATGCTGTTGGTGATTTTCTTGGTAATTT